CACATTCGCAGGATCAGCCACGGCTGCTGCTAATACCTTTCAAGGCTCAATAGATAAACTGGCAGTTGCTTCTGCCAATGCTAGCGAGATCATCGGCACTGGCTTAATCGATGCACTGACTAATCTGGGCAAAGATACAAGCGTTTCAGATTTAGCAACAAACATGGAAAAGACTGCACTTTACATTGCAGATGTTATCCGTGGCGTAGGAGTCTTGGCGGGTAAGTTAAAGGATCTACCTATCATCGGCAGCGTTGATATTGGCATGATTCCGATTGTAGGTACTTACCTAACATTATTGCGTGAGGCTGGTAAGCAAGCACCAATCCAGAAGGCATCTGATAACGCGCACCTTAAATCATTACAAAGCCAATTTACTGTGACAAAGAAAACTACTGCACAAAATAAGGCACTTACTAAAGAGACTGCCGAGCAGTTAAAAAATAAGAGACTTCAACAAGCGATTGACAAGGCTAACCTTGCCCTTAATAAGGGTGGAGAAATCTTTGACATGGATAAAATCCAGATTGCAGCAGCTCTGACTAATCAGGCTGAGCAATTAGGCAAGGCAACCAGCAGCGCACAGGTATTACAGATCGCTAATGATACTGCTCGCCTCAATGTCAAGCGTTCAATTCTTGCCTTAGAAGATGCTATTGCTGCTAAGGATGAAGCAGCCATCATTGCGGCTACCGCTAAACTTAATGCAGATCTTAAAGTTCTTAGTACATTGAGCATGCAGAATATTAAGATGCAAGACATTAAATCTATTCTTGACAGTCTAAAACCTAAAGATTTAATCAATATATCTAACCTAAATGATGCATTAGCCAAGATCCAAGAAATGCTAAGACTTCTTGCATTGGCTAATACTCAGGTTAAAGCCCCAATTCCAACAAGTGCAACATTAGGATCTGGCATATCATCAGGCGATTTTATCGCTCCCATTCCTATTTCAGTAGGAACAAGTGCATCAATAGAAGCCCTGATTGAGGCCTCAGAAGCAATTCAAGCGCGAGCAGATGCTTTTGCTTATTTATTAGATCTACAAACAGCAGCAGACACACAAGCATTGTTGTCTAGTTCATTAGCGTTAGAAACAGCTGTTGAAATGTTTAACATTGAAGATGTTGCCAGAAGATCTTTATTACAAGGTCTTTCAGGTGGTGCAGGTGTGTCGGGTGCGGTGAGTGGATCAAGATACGCAGCTCAAGCTGCTAACGCATACAACATCACGATTCAAGCAAACACCATTGCTAACCCAGAAGAATTGACTAACCTTGTCCAGAACAGCCTTATCCAACTCAATAAGCGCGGTGATCTCTTGACTACTGCTGGGGCGTTATGACCAGACCAGTCATCAATGTAATCATCAACTTTTCTACAGGTGCAGGGTTCGGCAATCCCTTTATCTTGGATCAGTCTAAGTTAGGCAGCCTTGATGTGTTAGCCGATACGACCTCTTTAATTGTTGATATTTCAAATCAAGTAGATAGCATTTCGACAAATCGTGGACGACAGATCAACACAGAGCAATTCAACACAGGCACAGCTAGTGTTCGCATTCTCGATCAAAATGGTGACTTCAACCCACAGAATCCATCAAGCCCTTATTACACATATTTAAACCCAATGCGTAAGATCGCTATTACTGCAACTTACTTGGGAGTAACTTATCCAATCTTTGCTGGATATATTACTAACTACAACACGACCACGCCTAAATTCACAGGCGACTTGGTTTATACCACTCTTACAGCAGTAGATGGTTTCCGTCTATTCCAGAACGCTCAATTCTTCGGAGTTGTGGGGGCTACAACAGGCGAGACCACAGGCTCACGCATCACCAAGATTCTTGACACTATTCAATTTCCTGTTTCTATGCGAGACATTGACACAGGACTGACCACAGTCCAAGTAGACCCAGCAACCCAACGCACAGCTCTAGCGGCTATGCAGACTGTTGCAACTACTGAATATGGCGCAATCTATGTAGATGGCTCGGGTGATGTGGTTTTCCAAGATCGCAATCTGACAACGACATCAATAGCAGCTACTCCGGTGGTCTTTAAGGATGATGGCACAGCAATCGGCTATAACGATGTTAAGTGGGTTTTAGATGATACTCAGGTCTATAACAAGGCTACAGTCACCAGACAAGGTGGATCTGTCCAGACTGTCACTAACCAAGATTCTATCGATAAATACTTTACTCACAGCTATAACCAATCTGGCTTGCTTATGCAGACAGATGCAGAAGCTCTGCAATATGCCCAAGCCTTTATCGCATCACGACAGGAAACTTCCATCCGCGTCGATGAGCTAACCCTAGATCTTCAGCAGGATGACTACACAGCCGGCACAATTGCAGGTCTGGATCTAGACTTCTTTGATCCCATTACTATTACCACGACACAGCCTAACTCAACATCCTTGACAAAGACTGTTCAGGTATTCAATATCGCTCATCAAATCAGACCCGATTCATGGAAGGTCAGGTTCGGCACAGCCGAGCCGATCATCGATGGCTTCATCTTAGATTCCACTGTCAGTGGTATTCTAGGAACATCGGTATTAAGTTACTAAGGAGAAACAATGGCAGCAGGACAAGGCTTTAAGACATTTGCTACAGGCGATGTCCTAAGCGCATCGGATGTGAATGGCTATCTCATGCAGGGAGTCTTGGTGTTTGCCGATGCTACCGAGCGTAACGCCGAAATCACATCTCCGCAAGAAGGACAGTTTGCGTATTTAAAGGATACTAATGTCACCACTTATTACACTGGCAGTGCTTGGGCTAACTTAGACACTACAGGCATGACTAACCCAATGACTACTACAGGTGACACGATTTACTCATCAAGTGGATCAACGCCTGCCCGTCTCGGAATTGGAAGCACAGGACAAGTCCTCACAGTCGCATCTGGAGTGCCTAGTTGGGCCACACCTGCCTCAACTACTCCAACTTTTGTGGGCGCATCGGCCTATCGTACTTTTGGTCAAACGATTTCAAATTCAACAGAAACCGCTTTACAATTTGACGCCGAGCTCTATGACACAAATTCTTTCCACGATAACTCTACAAATAATACTCGTATGACAGTACCCGCAGGCAAAGCCGGAAAGTACTTAATAACCGCTAATACACTTTTTACAAATAATTCAACAGGTCAAAGAATTGTTTATTTATATGTAAATTCAACCGCTATTCAATTTAGTGTTGCTATCGGTGGTAGCGCAACAATCGACCTCACTGTTTCCACAAGTTACGTGGCAAATTTAGCAGTGGGCGACATTGTAGAAGTTAGAGCATTTCAGAATACAGGCGGCAGCCTTGTAATTCTTGGTAATGAAAACCGTAGCGGTTTTCAAGTCAGTTACTTAGGAGCATAAAAATGGACTTATACACACAGATTACTACTGCTTATCCTGAATTAACAGATGCAGATTTTATTCCAATCAGCGGTTCAATCTTGCTTCGTGACGATGGCGATGGCGTTCAATACATAGCTGTATGGAACTATTCCAAGCCAATTCCAGATGGTCTTAAACTAGGCAAGTAATGACTACCAATGACAAGTCAATCGACATGGGTTTTGGTTATTCTTGGAATGAAGAATTAAATAATTGGGTTTTAGATGAAACCGCGCCTGAGTAAAGCTGCTTCCCAGTTAAGAGAGCAGGTCGATGACTCCTTCCCAGATCGTGACCGCACATCGGATGGTTGGATCGGTGATACCCGACACGCTGCTCGCAAGTCTGATCATAATCCAGATGAGCAGGGCTGGGTTCGTGCCATCGATTTGTCAGCTGGTCTATTCCCAGGCTGCAAGCCTGACATCATGCCCGATCTTGCAGATCAGCTTCGTACCTTATCAAAATCAAAAGCAGACACGCGTATTGCTTACATCATCTTTGATGGGTACATCTGCTCCAAGATCCTTAACTGGAAGTGGCGCAAATACACAGGGGCTAACAAACACACTAAGCACATGCATGTCAGCTTTAAAAAAGAAGCTGATAATGATGGTGCTTTTTTTCAAGTATCTATGTTAGGCGGAGAATAATGAACATGAAGCACCCAGTAGTAATCGCAGTCGGAGCCTTCCTTGCAGTATGGGGAACTACATCTAACTTCTCTCTCGACTATCGCCATATTTTAGGCGCGATTGTTGCAGGAGTGTTCGGGTATGCGAGTCCTAAAAAGTGAGCCAAACAGATTTCTTTAGCCTTTACATAAGCACCTTGCTAATCATTGGTGGGCTTGCAGGGTATGTCATTACTCATCTGCTCTCAGAGATTAAGCGACTCAATCAGCGTGTCGATGAGATCTACAACATACTTCTAGAGCGATAATTTTGTCATGGCTAAAAAAAGGGTTATAGATCTTGACACCTATAGCGCGTTAGATGTATGGGCTATCTCCTTACAGGAGATGTATCGCGCACTACGCAGAGCAGGCTTTCCTGTTGATTTAGCACTAGCAGTTATTGTCGAACCTATGGCTTATCCTCGCTGGATTCTTCCAGAGCCAGCTGAAGTAGAGAAGTTTGGCGATTATGAAGATGAGGATGATGATTAAAAAACGCTATCTAGTGATTTCGGATCTACAGATCCCCTATCACCATGAGCAAGCCGTTAAGAATCTAATCAAGCTAGTAAAGCGAGAGAAGTTTGATCTCGTACTTAACACCGGTGATGAACTGGATATGCAGTCTCAGAGCAAGTGGGCTAAAGGCACACACCTAGAATATGAGGGACAATTAGATGCCGATAGAAGTCTGGCTCAAAACATCCTCTGGGATCTCGGGACAACGGATATCACTAGATCCAACCATACCGATCGTCTATACCACACTCTCGTTAGAGGAGCTCCTAGCCTCATCGGACTTCCAGAACTTGAATACTCCCGCTTTATGGGTTTCTCCGACATGGGGATCCGTTTTCATAAAAAGCCGTTTGAGTTCCACAGAGGATGGGTCTTAGTCCATGGTGATGAAGGATCAATGAACAGCAATGCTGGACTTACTGCGCTCGGTCTGGCTAAAAAGTTTGGCAAATCTGTTGTTTGTGGACACACCCACAGAGCAGGCATCAGTGCCTTCACAGAGGGCATAGGAGCCTCATACAGGACTTTGTGGGGGCTCGAAGCCGGAAACATCATGGATAAGAAAAAAGCCTCCTATCTCAAGGCTGGCAGTGCTAATTGGCAGATGAGCGTGGCAGTCATCGAAACCCATGGAGATCGCGTATCACCCATGCTAGTGCCGATCAATAAAGACGGCAGCTTTACTCTTTACGGAAAACTCTACGCCTAAGAATTGTTATCGTTTCGTTACCAAAATGTGTTAGACATTGTCAGACAGGCATGAGACTCTAAGTCTGTAAGCAGTCAAGGGCACTGCTACAGATAGGTACACGATGATCAACTCAGTAGTAATTATAGGGATGATTGGATTGCTTTTGATTTCCAATGTCCTTTGGTATTCACAAGGCTTTAAGGATGGTCGCAGAGAAGGCTGGCATAAGGCTCGCAATTTAGGCCGCAGCTTGGCCGATAAATGAGAGCCAATGAAATATTACTAACAGCCACCGACACAATTAGAGATCGTGGGCTTCAGTATGGACATCCTGCCGACAACTTAGAACACACAGCCATGTTGCTCAGTGCATACTTAGAGATGCCTATACATGATTATCAGGTGGCAGGCATCATGGTCTTGGTTAAACTGGCTAGGACTAATCAATCTGCTCAGCACATAGACAACTGGATTGATCTATGCAGCTATGGAGCACTAGCTGGGCAACTGGCCACAGAGGAGAATGAGCTCTATGTTTAATTTAGCCGACTATGAACCAGTGGAGGTTCGACTTGAAAAGTTTATTAAGGATCACCCTTCGTTTCGCATTGCAACTGAGTTGGAAGTGGTCGAGGCTTCTCGATACATTGTTAAAGCGTACCTATACAAAGATGCTAGCGATGGCGTTGCTTGGGCAACAGGGTACGCTGAAGAGACAGTTTCTAGTAGAGGCGTCAATCAGACTTCAGCACTGGAGAATTGTGAGACTTCGGCAATCGGCAGAGCACTTGCAAATGCGGGTTATGCTCCTAAAGGAAAAAGACCTAGCCGCGAAGAGATGAGCAAGGTAGTAACACAAAAGCCTGTTAAGCCTGCTGTTGCAGATGTTCAGGACTATTGGACAACTCCAGTCAATGAATACATGAAGGTTGTAGATGCTCCAGTAACGCTAGACAAAGCTCTAGATTTAGTGCAGGACATACTAGGCACAGGTGAAGCACAAGAAGCACCACAATGCAAGCATGGACACATGAGATGGCGTGAAGGTGAGAAGAACGGCAGAGCATGGGGCGGTTATCAGTGCAATCAAATGAACGCAGGTGGAA